AAATCTACTAAGGAACTGATGGACCAAGGCTCAGTGGCTGACCTTGATATTCACTGTATTCTTCTAGACTATACAGACGAAGAGAAGAAGGCGCTAAAGACCTACACGTACCAAGAAGAAATGGACTGGCTGGTTACACACCCCAAGCGCAACAACGTGATTAAAAACCTTGCTACCACCCAGAAGGGTAATACGCTTGTTCTATTCCAGTTTGTTGAAAAGCATGGCCAAGTTTTGTATGACCTAATCAATAACAAGGTTGGAGATAATCGCCAAGTTTTCTTTGTCCACGGTGGCACAGATACGCAACAGCGTGAAGCGATTAGAGATATCACGGAAAAAGAAAAAGACGCCATCATCATAGCGTCCTACGGCACGTTTTCAACGGGCATAAATATAAGAAATCTTCACAACGTTATCTTTGCCTCACCCTCTAAGTCTCGCATTCGAAATCTACAATCTATCGGTAGAGGACTTCGAAAGGGTACCGACAAGACAATGTGCAGACTATTTGATATCGGTGATGACCTAACATGGAAGAGCCGTAAGAACTACACTCTTTCTCATATGGTGGAAAGAATTAAGATATATAATGAAGAAGGTTTCAACTACAAATTAGTGAGAATACAGCTATGACCGATGTGACTGTTCTAAGATTAAAAAATGGCGAAACACTCATTGCAGGTGTTCGCCAAGCTGACTCTAATAATTATTGGGTTGATGATCCGATTGCTGTTATTGCGGTTCAAGTTACTCATGAAGGAATAAACGGTGAAACATTTCTTTTGAAGCCATGGATTGGAATTTCTCCTGACAAAAGTTTTCTTTTGAGCGCCGGGGAGATACTTACCTCCGGTTCATTAAAAGAAAATCTGCTACAGCAATACCTCATGTATATCGGCAACGATTCGCCTGAGTCAATAGAAGACATTGATGAGTTTGATGAGATGGAAATGCTTCAAGCAAGAATACTAAGAAGCAAAGGATTACTTAATTGATTCATTCTTGAAGAGCTACACTCTTCTTATACCACAAGAATCACCAGTTGTAAATACTTTTTTTGAATAAAAATGTTGCTATATATAAAAAAATGTAGTATAACAGATTATATCATGAGGGAGGTCCCAATGGCCAAGAATAAAAAAAATAATGTCCACTACGTAGATAATGCTTTGTTTCTAGAAAAGATTACGGAGTATAGAGAAAAGGTTTTGGCTGCTAAAGCTGAACCCGACTATGACCGTAGTAAGAAGCCTCGCGTACCTAATTATCTAGGAGAATGCTTTCTCAAGATAGCGAATCACTTAGCATATAAATCAAACTTCATCAACTATACCTATCGCGAGGAAATGATTCTTGATGGAATTGAAAACTGTATTACTTACATCGATAACTTCGATCCTGCTAAGTCTAGGAATCCCTTTGCTTACTTCACACAGATTACGTATTATGCCTTCTTACGCCGTATTGCGAAAGAGAAGAAGCAACAAGCAGCCAAGTATCGATACATCCGTAATCTAGATGTGCATGATTTAATCACGCAGGACCATGACGGCGGTGATTATGGCAACGAGTTTATTGACTATCTTAAAAAGACAATTGACCTGGTAGAAGACTTTGATAAGCCAGCAGAAGTCAGTAACATTCCTAAGCGCAGACCAAAATATCTGGACAAACAAAAAACTGTTGACTCTGGACTAGATTTAGAGTAATATGTAAATATCACTTCTAATTGAAAGGTACATTTATGGTTGATTCTCCTAAAGTTAATACTGCTGTTAAGTTTGTTTCTGATAACTGGTTCTCCCTATTGATGCTAGGCGTTGTTTCTACCGCTGTGATTTCTGTTGTTACTAGCGTTGCCGGTCATCGCGAAGAAGTTCGAAACATTTCGGTTCAGAATGCTGGGTGCATCTATCTTGAATCGTCTAAACTCGGCGAAGGTCAGCACTACATGATCTGTAATGGTCAAATTGCATTGAAGCGCATTCAAGATGTCGAAGAGATTGATCCCGAACAGGCGCTACAGGAAGCTATTCCTGATGCCACAAATTCTGCAACCCCTACGTTGGTTACAGATAAAAAATAAGGTGTAATATGACTAAGGAACTAATTGTTCCTGCAATCGTCCAGCAGATGGTCGATACTATGCAGGACAAGGCAACGCCGTCTAATATCAGACATAACTATATGGTGACGGTAGAAAATATTCGTGACTACTGCGATAAGGCATTATCACAATATGCAAAAGAGAAGCGTAAATGAAAGTAACTGATCTTAATACCGTTCATGTAATGATTGACTTGGAAACTCTTTCGACAAGAGCCAACGCGACCATTCTTTCTATTGGTGCTACCAAGTTTACTATCGGTGAAGGTATTATCGATAAGTTCTACTGTAACATCGATGCTAAATCTTGTAAGACCGCAGGGCTTCACGTTGACAAGTCTACTATTGATTGGTGGATGCAGCAAAGTGCCGCGGCTAGAGATGCTCTTCTTGTCGACCAACTGCAACTCGTGGACGCACTACAAAGTTTCACTGACTGGATTGGTAGAGACAAGGTAATGCCGTGGGGCAACGGTGCTTCGTTTGATATTACCATTCTGGAGTCTGCATATGCCGCGGTAGGTCTGCCGTACCCTTGGCGCTTTTATAACATCATGTGCTATCGCACCGTTATGAATCTTATGGGCCTTAGCAATGCTAAGATTCGTGCAGCCGAAAATGACACGCATCACCATGCGCTTGATGATGCAATCAGCCAGACTAATACTTTACTTGGAATTCTAAAGTCATGAAAATTGCGTTGATTACAGATACTCACTTCGGTGCTAGGTCGGATTCCATTCCGTTTGACAACTTCTTTGCGAAGTTCTACACAGAAACATTCTTCCCTCATCTGGAACGGGAAGGCATCAAGACTATTATTCATCTTGGTGATGTTTTTGACCGCCGCAAGTTTATAAATTATAATACGTTGAAGAAATGCCGAGAGTATTTCTTTGACAAAACCAGTGATTTGGGCATCGACGTTCATATGATTGCTGGTAACCACGATACTTTCTTCAAGAATACTAATGATGTAAACTCACTAGACCTTTTGCTCCGTGAGTATGAAAACATTATTACATATTCGGAAGCAGAAGAAATTAGATTAGACGGAAAAAATCTACTACTTGTTCCATGGATTTGTTCTGGTAATTATTCAGAAACTATGGAGGTAGTAAAGAAAAGTAATGCACAAGCAGTTTTTGGACACTTTGAATTTTCAGGTTTCGAAATGTATCGTGGGTATAAAAATGACCACGGAATGGACACTGTGGACTTTGATAGATTTCCTCTCGTTTGTAGCGGTCATTTTCACCATCGTAGTCGGTCTGGTAATATTTTGTATCTTGGTAATACCTATGAGTTTACTTGGAATGATTATAATGATCCGAGAGGGTATCACTTATATGATACGGAAACAAACGAAGTAGAATTCTTTGAGAACCCATTTAAAATCTTTCATAAAATCTACTATGATGATACTAATGGTGACCCGTCTGCCATCGACCTTCTACCCATGGTCGGTTCTTGTGTTCGCTTGGTAGTTGTGAAGAAAACCGACTTCTATAAGTTTGACCGCTTTGTTGATAAGTTGTATGACCTAAATCTAATCGAACTTAAAATCATTGAAGACTTTTCTGAATTTGAAACGGAAGCGACCGATGATGACGAGTTGAATGTGGAAGATACTATGTCTGTTCTCTCAGATTTTGTTGACACCATTCAAACCGATCTGGAAAAGAACCGTATCAAGTCTATTCTACAAACTCTCTATGTTGAGGCACAGAACGTTACAGTATGATTATTTTTAACACTATTCGTTGGAAGAACTTTCTTTCTACTGGCAATCAGTTTACTGAAATTAAACTAGACCGTTCACCCAGCACCCTCATAGTCGGTGAGAATGGCGGCGGTAAGTCCACAATGCTTGATGCATTATGCTTCTCCCTTTTCGGTAAGCCGTTTCGTAACATCAACAAGCCGCAGTTGGTAAACTCTATTAACAAGAAGCAACTTCTGGTTGAGGTAGAATTCCATACTGGTAGTAAATTGTATAAGATTGTTCGCGGCATCAAGCCAGGTCTTTTTGAAATCTATGTTGACGGTGAACTGTTGAACCAAGATGCTGCCGCCCGTGACTATCAAAAGTATCTTGAGGAATCCATTCTCAAGTTGAACTACAAATCTTTTACTCAGATTGTAATTCTTGGTTCGGCCTCGTTTACACCGTTTATGCAGTTGCCGTCTGGTACCCGTAGAGACATCATCGAAGACCTACTTGATATTCAAATCTTCACTACGATGAATGTGGTATTACGTGACAAGTTGAATGCTCTTAAAGACCAAATTCAAGATGCCGACGGTAAACTGGAAGTTTTGAAGCAGAAAGCATCAATTCAAAAAGAATATGTTGACACACTGGAGGCAAATCGTGAGAAAAGAGTTGATGAAATTATCTCACGAATCGAAGAAGGTGAATTATCCATCGCCAGTTTCCAAGGTCTTGTTGCTGCACTCGAAGGAGAGAAGATTACACACGAAGATGCCAAGGCAGCACTCGGAGATCTCGCCACAAAGCAAAAGAAACTCGAATCTTTTAAAACCAAATTTTCCACCCAACTCCGCGATCTCCAGAAGGAGGTGGCATTCTACAATGAGACAGACGAATGTCCGACGTGCCAGCAAGGCATTGCTCACGATCATAAAGAAACCATCGTATCATCCAGACAAGAGAAAATCGAAGAACTATCTTCGGGAATGGATAAGTTACAGGAAGAGTTTACAAAACTTGAGGAACTTATCGCGGAAAATGAGACTCTCTCCGAACAAATTTCTGAGTTAAGTGCAGAGATTATCACGAACAACAATGAAATTATTGTTCAACAAAGATTAATTCAAGCACTAAATCTAGAACTGAATGACATTACATCTAAAACTGGTGATATAGATACTGAAAAGAATAAGCTAAAGACTTATGCTAAGGAAGTTCTGGTTCAGAACGAAGAAAAGGCCAAGTTGAATGAAGAAAAGCATTACATGGATGCTGTCTCCACTCTCCTCAAGGACACTGGTATTAAGACTAAGATTATTCGGCAGTATCTTCCAGTTATCAATAAACTGGTGAATAAATACTTACAATCAATGGACTTCTTTGTGCAGTTTAATCTGGATGAGAAGTTTGATGAAACTATTAAGTCTCGCCATCGCGATGACTTTAGTTATGCTTCGTTCTCAGAGGGTGAAAAGCAACGTATTGACTTAGCACTTCTCTTTACATGGAGAACGATTGCTAAGATGAAGAATAGTGTTGCTACCAATCTTTTGATTTTGGATGAGGTGTTTGATAGTTCTCTAGATAACAATGGGACAGATTATATTATGTCTCTACTTGATACATTGGGTGAAGATACTAATGTATTTGTTATCAGTCATAAGGGCGATCAACTGTTTGATAAGTTCCGCAGTCTGATTAAGTTTGAAAAGAAAAATAACTATAGCGAAATGGTTGTATGATTTTTAATCAAACAAAAAAGATTTTATTTTTTCATATTCCAAAGACTTCTGGTTCATCAATACGCAAATTATAATATTAAAGATGGCCATCCCTACCATGTAAAACAAAAACATGTTAGAGATTATCTTTCCAAATTTGATCTAACAGATTTTATTGAGTTTACTATTGTCAGAGAACCTCTTGATAGAATTATAAGTATGTATAACTATGGTCGAATTGAAATGTTCGGAGATTTTTATAAATTTGCTTTACATCTTTATACATGTTATAATAATCCAATTACCAATCATTTTTATCATAGTCAACTAGACTGGATAAAAGAACCAATAACTGATAACATAAACATCTTTAAATTTGAAGATGTTGTTAGAAATCTATCGGTACATGAAAGTAAACCACTCAAGAAACCTTTTGCCATTGAACACTTAACTGATAAAGAATATGAATTCTGTATGGATTTTTTATCAGAAGAATATGAGACACTTGGATATAATAGAAAGAAATGATTATGGAATTAATTAAGTTTACTGATCCGACACTTCGGGTTGAGCCAACTACTTTTGATTTTGATAAAGAAGATGCTAAAGATTTAGTAGATAGACTATGGACTAAGTGCAGAGAAACAAAGGGTCTGGGTCTGTCGGCAAATCAAGTGGGCATCGATGCTAAAGTTTTTGTAATGGGTTCAGATGATGACAATCGAAAGAATATTTTTAATCCTAAGATTGTTTCATGGTCACCAGAAACTAATCTTGCCAAAGAAGGTTGTCTAAGTTATCCTGGACTGTGGCTTTCTATCAAGCGCCCAGCAGCTATCACTGCTTCGTACCAGAATATAGACGGTGAATATATAGTAGAAGAGTTTACGGGATTGCCCGCTAGAATCTTTCAACATGAATATGATCATATGCTTGGATTGAATTTTTCTGACCATGCCTCTGAGATGAAAATGAAGATGGCTATGAAGTCCCTTGAAAAACGAGCAAAAAGGTATATTAAAAAATATGTCCAAAACAACCTCTGAATTTACAGTTGACTAATTCTTTTTATGTTTGTGCGATTAGTTCAACTTACTTTACCGGAAAATTTCACCGACAATGTTTTAGCATTGCGCGGTATAGCCAAGTCTGTTAAACGAAGTAATAAAGGTGGATGGCACAGTGATCGTTGCAATAGAAAAACTTATTCCTGGGCAGAATCAGTTATAGATAATGTTCAAACTGTAGCTGGTGTTACTGGAGATATAACTTACTGGTATAATATCAATACTGGTAGCGATTATAATGCGTGGCATCATCACGATAGGGGTGGCACAGATGAGATGTGTGCAGTCCTTTATCTCCAAGTTCCAGAAAATGCTGGTCATTTTGAGTATGAGATTGAAAAAGAAATCTTCCAGATTAAACCATATGCTGGGTTGTTATTATTATTTCCTGATGATTTGATGCATCGTGTTTTACCAAACGAAGGTGATGGCGAAAGAGTCTCCATGGCTTTTAATTTTTGGAAAATGGTGAAATGAATATATTTTATCCCAACGAAAGGTATATTAGAAAATATGTCCAATACAACCTATGATTTCGGATTTACATTCGAAGACCCTACCGAAACCGTGGTTCACGTTCGAGAACCATATAATCCCCAAGAAGATATAGATACCAGCGGTCTCAAAGATGAGATCATGGCCAAGCTATATGACCTAGAAGCTAGACTTCTTAATGTAGACCAATCGACACTTATTTCAGAACATAAGCGACTGGTCGAAATGGAAGTTTCAGAAAAATTGAAGCAGGTAGAAGATTTAATTTTACCTTTAATGTATAACCTGATGAAAAATCCTGAAAAGGAATACATCCACTGGCCGAATAGGACACCCATAATTGATAACCAAATTGAAAAGATCACCGCAATCACAAGATTCTATGAACGAGTTTGATGGTCCTTCTAAGGCTAGATACTTTGCGCAACCTGTAGCTACTGTAGTAAATCTATATCTTTGCGGCGAAATTAAAGCCGCCGAAGAATATGTAGAATGGTTCCAGTTATTTCGAGCGGCTGGCGAGACAGATACCATCTACATTCGTATCAACAGTGAAGGTGGCGACCTGTTTGCCGCTCTCCAGATAGTAAGAGCAATTCAAGAATCAAATGCTACTATCGTTTGTTCGGTAGAAGGCATCTGTATGTCGGCTGCAACTCTTATCTTCCTTAGTGCGGACCGCTTTGAACTATCCGACCATACCATGTTCATGTTCCACAACTATTCAAGTGGCACCATTGGTAAAGGTGGTGAAATGTATGATCAAATCACACACTTCCGTGCATGGTCTGAGAAGTTGTTTGCTTCTTTCTATAAAGACTTCCTGACGCCAGAAGAAATTAAGTCTATGCTTGATAACAAGGATATCTGGCTTGATGCGGAAGAAGTTGCCAAGCGTTTGAAGAACCGTATCGAAGCGGACGCAGAAGAAGATGCTCCAAAGCCCAAGAAAACTCGAAAGAAAGCCCCTCCTTTATAAATACTACTTGACATTCACTCACGAATCGAGTAGTATATAAATATGATTGGTTTTAAAGAGTTTATAAGTGAGTCGCAAGACAGTGCCGGATTAACTATCTGGGATATTGACGAGACATTGTTCCGTACCAAAGCCCGTGTCCATATCGTCAAAGGCGGTAAGATAATCAAGACATTGGGCAACAAGCAATACAATACATATAATTTACAGCCGGGTGAATCCTTTGACTTTAGCGAGTTTAGGGACGCCCGGCATTTTCGTGACACCAGCGAACCTATCGCTAAAGCGATTCGCAAATTGATTGCAATGCATAAAAATATCAAAGCCCGTGGCAGTAAGATGATTGTTATTACCGCTCGGTCAGATTTTGATGACCGTGATATTTTTCTAGATACATTTCGTCAACAAGGCATCGATATCGATGACATTCATGTTCACCGTGCTGGTAATCTAGGCGCTATGCCGTCTGCTCCAGCTAAGAAAATCTTTATTAAACAATACCTTGACACTGGTAAATTTACTCGCGCTCGTCTCTTTGATGATGCCGTTTCCAATCTCCAGATGTTCAAAGATTTGGCAGATGAATATCCCAACATTAAGTTTGAGCCATTTTTGGCTCATGCCGATGGGTCAATGACACGTTTTTAACTTGACATTACCATCGATTCGTGTATACTAATAATATAAGGAGAATGATTATGTTTAAGTCTATTATTTCTAGTATTGTTGCGGTCAGTGTTCTTGCTACTCCTGTAGTAGCAGAAGCCAAGGGTCGTGGTGAACACCGCACAGAACGCCACGAGCGCAAGCGCGGCAATCATATTAATACGGGCGAAGCTATTGCTATCGGTCTCGGTGCCTTTATTCTAGGTGCTGCTATTAAAAACAACAATAGCCGCGCCGAGGAAGTTGAGCGCGAAGTTTATGACCGCGAGTATGAATATCACTATCGTAACCGCGATGCATATTATCGCCGTGACCGCAACTGCCGCACCACAGAAGTTACTGAATATGACTACTACGGCAATCGATATATTCGCCGTGAGCGCCGTTGTTTCTAAAAGAATCGCTTGACATTTGGTCGCGAATCGACTATAGTAATAATATGATTGATTGATTGATGAGGTTTTGTGATGTCCCAGTTTGCTGAAAAGTCGATTCTCGCCAAGTTGTTGGCGACAGAAAATATCCATGTAGAACACCAGAAGACAAGCACCGCTTACTTCAATCTGGAGACCCGCACGGTCGTGCTGCCGATCTTCAAAGAAATGTCGGCTGACCTTTACGACCTGCTAATCGGCCATGAAGTCGGTCACGCCCTCGAAACACCAGCAGATGGCTGGCACTCCAGCATCTCTGAGAAGGGTTTAGGCTTCAAGTCTTTCCTCAACATCATTGAAGATTCTCGTATCGAACGCAAGATGAAGGCTCGTTATCCCGGTCTTCGTCGGTCGTTCTACAATGGTTACCAAGAACTCTTTGAAAAGAATTTCTTCGGTGTCGAAGGTATGGATGTCAATAAGCTAAAGTTCATTGACCGCATCAACCTTCACGCCAAGGTCGGTTCGTTCTTGAATGTCAAGTTCTCGGACGAAGAACAAGCGATTGTCAATCGCCTTGATAGCCTGAACACCTGGGAAGATGTTGTCGCTCTAGCTACCGAACTTTACGAGCGGGCTGAGAACTCGACCGAAGAACTTGACTTCGAACAATTCATGAACGCCCTTGGTGATATCATGGAAGATGGCGACGGCGAATTCGACCCGAGTGCAGACTACGTTGAAGTTCCTAATTCAGACAACTCCGATGACAAAGAAAAGCCACAGACGCCTTCTCCTAAGGGTCAGAAATCAGAAGACGAAACTGAAGAGTCGAAGTCTTCCTCATCGGATGATGCCGAAGAAAAGTCAGAAGAGAAGGACGAAGGCTCGTCTGATGGCAGTGAGTCTGATGATACGGAAGAAAGCCCTGAGCCCACTTCGTTCACCGATGAGAACTTTCGCCGGAATGAAGACAGCCTGCTTGATGCAAACGCCCGTGAGACGTTTTATGCCAAGCTTCCCGTTCTGAACCCTGCTGATTTTATTGTCGGTATCAACACCGTCGAAAAGATGTTGACGTTCACTGTTGGTGGCGCCGCATACCGAGCAGGTAAGACGGTCGAACAGGTCAAGATGGAACTCTACAAGGACTTTCTGAGCAAGAACAGCAAGTACCTTAGTTCAATGGCGCAGGACTTTGAACGCAAGAAAAAAGCCAAGTCGCTTATGCGCGCCCAGACTTCCAAGACTGGCCGCATCAACATGGACAAGGTGTGGGCTTACAAAATCACCGAAGACTTGTTCCTTCAGAACACGGTTGTTCCTAACGGTCAGAACCACGGTATGCTTCTGTACCTAGATATGTCGGGCAGTATGTCTTCCAACATGTCTGGTACCATGGAGCAGCTGGTTCTACTGGCTTCGTTCTGCCAGAAAGTTCGCATTCCGTTTGAAGTTTACGGTTTCATCACGAACTCTAGCGCACCACAAACGTATTTCGATACAGTGCGCAGCCGCAATAACTTGTCAGACCCAAACAACCTGATGATTTCTGACCCCAGTTTCCGTATGCTCCAGCTGGTGGCTACCGGTGTTTCTGGTGGTAAGTTCAAGACCCAGATGGCAAATCTTCTTGCTCTTGGCCAGTCTTATAATCGTAGCTATCATGACCTTTATCTAGACGGTCCAGCTGCCAACTCTTTTGGTCTTGGCAGCACTCCGCTAGAAGAAGCCATCCTTCTCGGCCGTTACATCGCCGAAGACTTCAAGAACCGCAATCGGGTTGAAGTTCTTTCGTCGGTATTCTTGACCGATGGTGAAGGTGATTGTAACTTTGAAACTGTTGGTCATCACAATGATTATCACCGTAAGAACCTAGCTATTGTTGACTCTAAGACTCGTCGCACATTTTTGCAGCAATATGATGGCAATAGCTATCGCAGCAAGTCTTATTGCAAGGCTCTTTTAGACCTGTATCGTGAGACCACGGGTTCGCGAATGATTAACTTTTACCTAATGGGTTCTTATGACCTCAAGTATTTCTTGGCTCGTTCGCTTCTCTCTGGTGTTGCAAGTGATGCCGCCCGCAAGGCTTTCAAGAAGGAAAGCGCCGCTCTCCTCAAGAACATCAATGGCTTTGATGACCAGTTTCTTATCAAGGCTGGCAGCAGTCTGCC